GACGGGATGGAGCAGGTGGCCGAGTTCGCCACCTCTGAACTCAATACCTACCAGTTCGCTTGGGTCATCGCCCACCTAGCAGGTGCCTACAAGAACTCCACGCTGAACTTGGAAGTCAACGGGCCTGGTCAGGCCGTCATCAACGAGATCAGGAACTTGAAGCGCATGGCTGTGAGCATGAACAATGCCACAGGCCGTGGGCTGATGGATGTGCTCGGGAGCATGACCAACTACATCTGGCGGCGTAACGACACGCTGGGTGGCCTGTCCAACTCTATAGGCTACTTGACCACCCACTCCAGCAAGGAGCGGATGCTCAACTACATGAAGGATTACTTTGAGCGCGGGATGATGACCATACGCAGTATGGACACCCTGGAGGAGATGAAGGGCATCGTGCGCGAAAACGGCACTATCCATGCTCCAGGCCGCGCCAAGGATGACCGTGTGATTGCCTCTGCCCTGGCCGCTGTTGCCTACGCTGAGCAGGTACAGCCCAGGCTTATTGCCGAGCGTGTGACGCGCAATGTCTCAGAAGCCCAAGCACAGATGACGCCCGGAGAAGCGCAGGTCGGGCGTAACGTGGCTGACTACCTCAAGAGAATCGGCATCTATGGCAACGCATGACAACCTCACGGTGGTAGCCATCTACGGCCACAACGATGGCAGAAGCGCCATCCCTGCGTTGCTCAAAAGCCTAGAAGAGCTTCCTGGCTCACAGGGCCTCTTGATTTCTCCTAGACGCCCAAAAGAACTGCCCAAGCACATTCGGCACAAGTCTTGTCACAGGATGAGCTACCACCAGTACAGCCTGTTTGTGATGTACTGCCTGCACCTGTATATCAAGACCTCACACTGCCTTATCGTGCAAGACGATGGCTGGGTACTCAACGGCAAGAACTTTCTGCCCGAGTACTACGACTATGACTACATAGGCGCCCCTGCCCACGCCGGATATAACGATGGCAAGCTGTATTTCTCGTTTGCGTGGACAAAAGACCCCGATGCCCAACCCGTGCTCAATGGCGGGTTCTCGCTGCGCTCAAAACGCTTCCTGCGCTGCCTAGCCAAGCGCGGCATCATGTACGCCTTCTTCTCAACAGAGCCGCTGTGCAACGAAGACGTGCAGATATGCACCTTCCTGCGCCCCAAGCTAGAGAAGCTGGGCATGAGGTTTGCCCCTACTGATGTGGCTTTGAACTTCAGCATGGAGTACGCTGGGCCACAACTACACGACAAGATCAAGTTCAACAAGCTGCTGGGTCATCACGGCCCCAGCCGCAAGCTCGTAAGCAATAACCACATCCAAATCACCAAGCCTCTATCAGAAGTGAGTAATTACTATCGTGAGATGGAGTTCTTGGACTGGCTGCAAAACAAAGGCTACACAGTAGAGTTCTATGAGCCATCCTAGTCAGATGAACTTTGTGGCAAGCGTTGCCAAGATGTTCCCAGCCCACTTCTTCAACAGCCGTGTGCTGGAGGTTGGCTCACTCAACATCAATGGCAGCGTGCGCCAGTTCTTCTCCCAGCCCACTTTCTATGTCGGCTGCGACCTCGGCCCTGGCCCCGGCGTTGACATCATCTGCCCAGGCCACAAACTGCCCTTCCATGATGAAACGTTTGACGTTGCCATCTCCTGCGAGTGCTTTGAGCACGACAAAGACTGGTACATGACCTTCAAACGCATGATGGAACTGGTCAAACCTATGGGGCTGGTCATCTTTACCTGCGCTACAACAGGCCGCGCAGAGCATGGAACCACTCAACACAACCCTTTTGACGCTCCTTTCACCAACAATTACTATAAAAACCTCACAGAAAGGGACTTTTCAGAGGGTTTTGACCTCGAAAGACGCTTTTATAGGCATGAATTTGGGGTCAACGAGCAGTCTCACGACCTGTATTTTTGGGGTCAAAAATGCGACCAATCCTGACAAAAGTCGAGCTAAAACGCATCATTAAGCGGTTTTTTGCCGATCAAGAGCGTGGAATCAGCATCAAACTGTTCTGCGAGCTGTGTGGCACCAGCGAAAAGCACATGCTTGACGTGTTTATCCACGAATCTCAGCCCCTGAGTGAGTACATGCAGCGCCGGGTGAGCAAAGGCTACCAAGAATGGCGTGCTGGCAACGTGCGGGTGATGAAAAACAGGGACAACACCCGCTTTGTGGAGTACCGCAAGACTCCGCAGCCCCCAATCTTCCGCTCTACGGGCCTCAAAGTGACGTCCGAGGGCATCAAGCTGCGTGTTGGGTTGGTCAACCGACACGATTACAGTGAACTTGACCTTGACGAAGCACTAAGAGGGTAACTTATGGCTGTTCTACACGACTACTTCTGCTCCGAGCACGGGATTTTTGAGGCTTGGGAGGCAAAATGCCCCATGAAAATCTGCAAAGGCGAGATTTCCAAGGTGTTTTTGCAACCTGTTGGCCTCAAGAGCGACAAAACCAAGGCTACAGACAAAAACCTAGAGGGTTTGGCGCAAGACTTCAAGATGACCGACATCAAGAGCACCCGAGAGGGTGAGCACCAGACCGGTTATCTCAAGCGCAACAACCAACTGACCGACAAACAGTTTGAGGAAGCGGGGGAGGCCATGCAAGCCATGTCGGCCCAGCAGCAGCAGGAGCCACGCCCCGGAGACAACGTGATTTGGGGCGGCGGCGGCAGCATTTCCATGAACTCCGTCCTAGGCGGGCAGTTCAAATCTGTGGCTGGCGAGCAAGTGAGCATTCACCCCCGTCAGGCAGGCAATTTGACGGGGCCACGGGCGGCAAGTTACATTCCCGACCAAGACAACCTTCAAGTTGATAGGTCATGAGAATCCCAACTGAAGCCCTAGCGCGAGAGCAGTTCTATCTGGACTTGATCGAAAAGTGCGAAGTCTCGATGAACGAGCGCAAGGCTGACTACCTTGGGCTTCGCAGTTGGTATCTCTTCGGCAACGGACTGGACTCTGCGCCAGCTCTGTACAACAAGATTCAGCCGCATATAGACCAGCTCACCAGCTTTTTGTATTCGGCTGAAACCACTCGCTTTTCTATCGTTACCGGCGCGTCTGTTCCAGAGCAAGAGCACAACAAGATTCCGGTGCTCACCCGCGCACTCAACGATGAGTGGTCAAACTCCAATGCTGACCAAGTGTTTGGTCAAGGTGTTGCGTGGGCCATGTGCTACAACACCACCTTCATCAAGCTGGTCATCAACAAGGGCATCCATCCCTATTTGGTTGAACCCAACTGCATAGGCGTACTGCGCGAAGACACACCCGGTCTGCAGCGACAAGAAGCCTTGGTGCAGGAGTACTACATCACCAAGAGTGAGCTGTACTCGCGCCTGTACAGCCATCCCAACCGGGAAGAGATTGTCAAGCGCGTCAACGCAGGCGAGCACCAGCGTACCGACAGCCCCGAGGGTATTGAGCGCATCTTGATGTCGCAAACAAACCCGACCATGTACGGCAATGTGAACCTGGACTTGAGCGGCAACGAACGCTACAAGGCCCGTGTTTCAGAAGACACCGTTCGCATGATTGAGCTGTGGGTCTACAACGATGACATCAACGACTACCAGGTGGTCACCAAGGCCGACCCGGACGTCATCATCTATGACCGACCTGGCGAAAAGGTGTGGATGAAAGGCGAACTGCCCTTTATCCAAATCTGTCCCAACCCGCTGTACGACTATTTCTGGGGCCAGTCTGAAGTCTCGCGTTTGGTCTACCTGCAAGAACTGCGTAACAAGCGCATGGCAGAAATCCTAGACCTGCTGAGCAAGCAAGTCTCGCCGCCTACAGCCCTTATCGGCTTCACAGGCATTCTGGATGAAAAGAACTTTGCGCTTAACCGCGCAGGCGGTTTGCTGTCTACAGACATGCCAAACGCCAAGGTTGAGAAGCTGGCTCCGAATATCCCTAACGACCTGTTCAGAGAAATCGGTGAGATTGATCTGATGTTTGAAGAGGCATCAGGCATTGTGTCCGTACTTCAAGGACGGGGAGAAGCTGGGGTTCGCTCTTCGGGCCATGCTTCTCAACTTGCACGCTTAGGCTCTAGCCGCGCCAAGAAACGCGCCCTCATCATTGAGGATGCGCTGGAAAAGATGGCTACGCTGTATCTCAAAGCCATGCAGATTTACAGCCCCACGCACTACAAGGCGACAAACGGCGACATGTTCATTCCTCGCCAGTTCACCTCGGACTTTATGGTGAAAGTGGACGCTCACTCCAACTCGCC